TCAAGCTTTTTAGAGACTGGCATGTTATGGGAAAGACGAGCGCCAAGGATACTATAATGATTGAAGAGAGTGATGGTTGGGATTTATATGATCATTGTCTTGATATCATTGATCTTATTTTTGAATTGAGGATTGAGCAGTTGAAGCTTGCAAAGTTTTCTACTGTTGAGTGTGAGGCAGTTGCCCGGGTGACAAGGAATGTTGATTATTCGGATGCTGGTGGAGGGATTAAGCTGTTGGCAGAAATGAGGAAAGACGGTCGTGCTGTGATTAATTCTGAGAGTCCAATAATTGGCCTTGTTACGGTACCGGCTAAAACGTTGCCTGTGCATGATGAAGGGGATGGTATGGTTGATGTTATAGATGAAGAGGCGGTTGATCTTGTAACTAAAGGTAATGATACCAGTATGGAAGACGATATGGTACCTGAGCCAAATACTGCGGATCAGTCAGAGGAACAACCGGAGGAACCGGCTTCTGATGAATCAGAGAAACAATCGGAGGAACAGCCTAAGAAACAACCGGAGGAACCGATTTCTGATGATCCTGATATAATGATTGAAGATTTATAAATTAATACATTCCCGGGGCTAAGGCTCCGGGATTTTTTCCTATGAGATTAGCAAAACCATTACATATTAAATTTGATCCAGGTCCGCATACCTATCAAAATACTGCAACACAAAGTTATTACAAAAGTGTTTCTAGGCAATTACATTCTCTTCAGATACCATTTGATGCAAAAAAGATGTCTACAATAATGGCGAGAAATATTGCAAAAGAAGGAATAGGAGTCAATGTTGAGGAAGAGGCAAGGAAGCTTAGAAAAGCCTGGGATATAAATAGAGACGAAGCAAGTACTTACGGAACGACTATTCATAATAATATTGAACAATCTGATTTGACGGGGAAGTATGATGAAGCGGCTATTCAAGATATTTATGGAGGACCACGAGATAATGCTGTTAATGCTTTTAATACAATGCTAAGGTGGTTGTCTCACAAGCATATTGGTTATGCAAGTCAGTATTGTGAATTTCTTATTCATAGTGATTTTTATAAGACGGCTGGTCAGGTTGATAAAATCCTTCAGCGTAGTACGCGATCAAACATTCTTGATATTCGGGATTATAAAACAAACATGAAGCGTGGGATTGAGATCGATAGTATTAAAAGATACTCAAATGGGTTATGGAAGAAAGCATACAATAAATTTCTATTATCACCTGTTGAGCATTTAGAAGATTGTAATTATAATCTGTATGCTTTGCAAATGAGTATTTATGCATATATGCTCGAGAAGCATGGTTGGAAAATTGGAAGCTTGGCTATATACTTTATTTCAAATAAATTTATCGTTAATATTATACCGGTGAATTATTTAAGAAATGAGGCTATTGATATTTTGGAATCAAGTTTAACAATTAAAACATTACCAGGATGATATTACATGAAGGGAGTGTTTTCAGAGTTGATAATAATCTTGATGTTTTTATCCGGAAAGAAGCGTATGCTTTAGTTCCAGAGCTACAAGAATATGATTTAATTCATTTAAAATGGGCTCTGATTGTTTATGATCCATATGATAGTCCTGTATGGAGGAAACCAGAAAGAGAGAAGCGCTTGTTTGCAAATAGGAGATTATTTGAGGACGATAGTTATGATCCTGTTGAAATGGGTTTGATACCGGACAGATTGATAGAGTTGATAAAAACATTAACCTATAATTCAGATGCAGCGAAGATGCAATTGTATCTTAAAAAAATTGATGAACTACAACAAAAGCTGTTTAATGAATTAGATCCAAATTCCATTGATAAAATTGCTGTTACAATCCAGAAGCTCGAGACCTTGCATCAGGAAGCAGAGAACAATTTTATTCAGGGGAAGGAAAAGATTATTGTAAAAGGAGCTAAAAAATTATCATGGATAGAAGAAAAACAAAGATCGATGAAGCTTGCTAATAGAGGGGGAATATAATTGTCGAGAGAAACAGGATTTACTTATCTCCCTCGATTAAAATCAAGGGGATTTAACCCACAACCGGTTGCGGGGAATATTCCTTTTTATGCTGATTCGATAAATAATCCAAAAGCTGTTGGAAGTTATGATTGGGATAAGTGGTGGGAAGAACAGTTTTATTATTGTGTTAATGGTTATGATACTGGGGGGTTGCATCTTCCCGGGAGATATTATTGGTATTTGAATTTTGTAATTATCGAAGGATTACGTGGATCCCAATATCCTTATTTTGTTGATCTTGATTTTGATTTTTTTGAATTAGTCGAAGTTGTAAAGATTGATAAAAAAGCTGGTATCATTTGTATCAAAGCAAGACGTAAAGGCCTATCTAATAAAGTGCAGGGTGGGGTTATAGATCATGGTTTAAGATTTATACCTGGCTATAAAGCGGCCGTTGCTGCAGGCTTGGCCACTTATACAAAAAGTTTCAGAAGTAAGTTGCTTTCAACAATGAGCAACAAGCCTCCAGAGATGCAATTAAATTTCTTAAAGAATACAGATGATATATTGAAAATTGGATATGAGGAAAAGTTGCCTAATGGTCAATTCATTGAAGCTGGTTCATCAGCTACTGTCAATTTTGCAACCCTTCATGATAGCGCCACAAAATTAGAGGGTGAATATTTTCATGATGTTGTGCTCGAAGAATAAGGCCAGTTTCCATTAGTTGGCAAAGCCCATACTTCAATTGGACCTGCTTTAACTTATGGTGAAACATGTGAAGGCACATTTTATATTTATGGTACCGGTGGAAATATCAGAAAAGAATCTGCCGCTTTTAAAGAAATGTGGAATGAATATGAGGCATTAAATCTTGAAAGATTCTGGGCTTCTGGAGCAAGGATGCATTTCCCTTATGTTGGTGGAATTAAGAACCGGGATGGAAAGGCAGAACAAAAACTTCCAAATTTTAAACAATATAAAGACTATCAGTTAATCGGAGTTGAAGATGTTAATGCTGCAGAAGAATCATTATTAATTGAAAGAAGACGGTTAGCCTCGAATAAAAATAAAGCTAAATTAATTGAGCATAATCAAACATTCCCATTGATTGTTGAAGAAGCCTGGACTTCGAGCGGATCCAATAACTTTGATAATGACATTCTTTATCATACATTATTTTTACTTGATAGTGAAGCTTACAAATATGAAGATTATATTTTAGATTGGGAACGGGATGACGATGGGATTCCGGTTCAGCCTCGAGCAGTTATATCAAGAAAGGCTTCAAAAAATGATTCGGACTGGAAACGAGTAAGTATTTACCGACATCCGAATCGTCTTTATGAAAATTTAGACATGATTGGAATCGATGGTTATAACCAGGATATGACCAATACATCAAAATCCTTGGGAGGTGTTGTAGTTCTTCGTGAGAATATGGGATTGAGACCTGCTGATCCAGATCTTCCTATTGGGCTTATTCCGGTCTGTCTTTATAATAAGAGACCTCCACGAAAAGAGTTGTTTTATGATATTTGTCTAATGATATCCGTATTATATGGTAGTCCACAGAATACAATGGCTTCTGTTGAATCTGATGTTGTTATTGATTATTATAGACAGAATGATGGAATAAAATATCTTGCTCCCCGACCAAAAACCCTGGACGCTCCTAAGACAAAACAATTGCATAAGTATGGGGCAAAAATGACAGGATATTCAAAACCTGTTATGATTTCCAAATTACAATCCTGGGTTTTGGACCATTGTGTCCATTGTATTTTTAGAACATTAATTGTTGAATTGATTGCCTATGATGAATTAACTATTGGAACTGATTATGATAGTGCGGATGCACTCGGATTAGCATTAATTGGGATTCTTGATAGAAGGCGAAAAGTTAGGTTGATTGATACGGATTTGAATAATAGCGAGAATAAGATTAATTTTGTGAATGGACACCTTGGCAGTGATTCTCAAATTGATGAGATAAAAGAGCTCTTTGGATTTTAAGATTAACAGTATTAATATACAGTACAATGAAACAAGAATCAAGTCAATTACCAAATTTCCTAGATCAGAACTGGATGGCTAACGGTTGCGAGTTAATTAAAAAAGTACTTGATTTTGCTGTAATCTTTAAAGATGGGCATAGCGCAAGAGACAAGGAGATAAATATTAATTATGATTTATATAATGGGTCGGAAACGACAAAGAAAAGATATGGTCATGATTTTGTTAGCAAGCCTTACGGAGAAAAAAGGAAGACTCCATTTATTCAATACCGCTTAGCCAGAACAAAGATTAATCGATTAAAAAATGAATTTTTGGATCTTCCATTAAAATCTACTGTATCCACATTAAATAGAGAAGCAAGGAGTTCGAAGGAAACTGAATTACAGGATATACTATCTCTTTCTCACTTGAAGGAATCTATTGAGGAATTGCGTTCTAATGGGATGAATGTTCTATCCGGAACAAAAATATTAAATCCGATGGAAACAAAAACTTTTGATCCATCTAAGTTCAGGACCTCAAATGAAATCATTGGCCAAGCTATAATAAATAAGAAAATTACGAATAAGAAATTCAAGTTAAAATTATCAAAATCTTTTCTGGATGCTGCCTTGTCATGTGGTGCTTTTTGCAAAATTGAAAAAGCCAATGATGGACAATGGGATATTCGCCCTATCAGACATTCTAATATGATTTACGTTGTTACTGATGAAACAATTATCGTTGATGGTTCTCCAATTATAGGAGAAGTTAGAGAAATGTTTATTCATGATATTTTAAATGAATTTGAATTAACGAAGGATCAGATTCAAGATCTGGAAGAGAATAGGGAAGTTAATACAACAGATAAGGATGAAACAAATTTGGATCAATTGATTCATAAGGTTTATACAATTCAGTTTATTGCTATTGAAACAGTTGTCACAAAGATATCTAAAGTCGCCACTTCTGAAGTTCCTTATCGTGTAAATATTCCTTATGAGAGATTTAGTAAAAAGAATAAGAAGTTCCAAAAAATGAAGGAGGATGGAAAGGCTGATTTTGAGGTTCGTTATCGAGAAGTAGTTTATGAGGGTAGTCGGATTGGAAAGAGTCTGTATGTTGGGATGGGTCCATTAGAAGAACAAATTCAAACCAAAAGAGGTGGAGATTATTTAAATGCAGAATCAGACTATTGTGGGATTTTGATTGGCTATTTTAATGGAATAATGGTAGCATATCCCAATATGCTCGAAGCATTAGACTTGACATATGATATCACAAGGTTTCAAATTAATCGTGAACTATCAAAATTAAAAGGAAGTTTGGTTACTTATGATGAGGCATACTTGCCAGCAAGAGCAAAATCATTTAAAGACTTATTACCTGAAATAGATGAGGATGGAGTTATTCGATATGATTCAAGTGATAACCCTGGAGAAAATTCAAATAAGATTATCGATCAAATGGTGGTCGGTCGCTATGATGTTCTTGAGGCCTTAATTGGTCTTGGCAATAGTGTTGAAGAAACAATGGATAATATCATTGGATACAATAAGCCTCGCTTGGGTCAGACCAATGCAAGCTCGACAGCGGCTACTGCACAGAGTGACTTGTTGATGTCAAAGATTTCAACTTTTGATATTTTTTATCATTTCAATGAATTTGTTGGTGAAGTCTTTTATAGGATTCTTCAGAAAGAAAAAATATCCTGGGAAGCCGGGAAGCCTAATGCAGAGGCTTTAATTAATTCAGATGAAAGAGATATTTTTATCCCTACAACCATTCCCTTTAGTGATGATGATTTGGGAGTAATGATTACGGATGGGAAGCATGAAAAAGAAGTGAAGGATAGAATCACAAGAACAATCCAAGGAGATGTTGCTTCGGGGAATTTACGATCGAGCGATTATGTTGATTTTGAATTATCAGAAACTCTTGCGGGTGCCGTTAAGGTTTTGAGAAATGGTTGGGAAGCGCTTGAGTCAATAAAACAACGACAAGCTGATACTGCCAATCAAACTGCTTTACAGCAATCTCAAATGCAACAAGAGACAGCAATGGCTATTCATGAAGATGATCAGGTTCAGGAAAAAGAAATGGCTATCTTACGGGGAATTATTGATGAGCGAATCAAAAGAGTTGAAGCTGTTGTTGGATTAGGAGCTGAATTTCAACAATCTGCCAACAAAGCAATTTTAGCAGAACAAGAAGCAAAATCTATATAATGTGTGTGTAATTTAAAAAAAATGTAATTATGGCAAAAGAAAAGGGATTTGGTGATCTCACTGATATTGATGAGAACATGGAAGAATTACATCTTCAAATTGACGAAGGTGCCGGTGGCGAAGGTGCTGCTGACGAAGGTGCTGCTGACGAAGGTGCTGCTGACGAAGGTGCCGCTGATGAAGGTGCTGCTGATGGGGGTGCCGCTGATGGGGGTGCCGCTGATGAGGGTGCTGCTGATGAAGATCTTGAAGCAATTGCTTTGGCTGCTGAAAAGGAGTTGGAAGAAGACCCGGATGATCCGGATTTAATTGCTGCTGCTGAAGCTGCCAGAGCCGCTGCGGATGAGGATAGCCAGGGATTTATAATTCCTGATATTGATGAGGAAATTGATCAAGTAACAAAGGATCTTGATTTTGGGGTAGTCGTTAGTGATCTTGGTTTTAAAGTTAATGAAGATACTCCAGTAAAAACATTGTCTGATTTTAAGACTATCGTTCAAGGTCAAATTGAAGCTGCGAAGAAAGAGGTGAGAATCAGTTTAGATAAAATTGATCCTGTTGCAAGACCAATTGTGGAATTTATTCATAATGGGGGTAAGGTAGCAGAAATAATAGATTCTGGAAAACCTTATCGTGATATTCAAGCATTGGAGCCAGAAGCTCGATTGAAGAGAATGTTTGAATTGCAAGGTCTTTCTAAAGGAGATATTAATCTTAAGATTGAAGCTCTTGTTGAAGAAGATAAGATCGAAAGTGCTGCAAAGGAATTTTCTGAAGCATTAGGAAAAGCGGCGGAATCAAAAAAGAAGGCAATTGTTGATGAATATAATGTGGCAAGAGAGGCTAGTATTACAGCCGAAAAGGAACAATTGAAAGCAGAAAAAAAATCTATGATTGATGAAATTGACAAAGTTGATGAATTCATGAACATAAAATTGACTCCAAAAAATAAGGAGATATTGAAAAAGCATGTTGAAAGTGGAAGGTTTGAACAAGTTATTAATCAACCTGACATTTTAGTTAAAGCATATTTATTATCTTTGATGGGTGATGCGGCGAAAAAAGCTGAGGCAAAGAAAGTTCAGGAAGCAGCAAGGATGGGATTTAATTCTGCTGATAAAAAGGCCAAAGCTGAGTTGCATAGAAAATCTAATGTGAGGAAAGGGAAAGGCTCGCGGGGGGTCGGTGATAAAGGAGGATGGAGTGATTTGGCATAGGACAGAGTTTTAGGGTTTATTTTTTTACAAACGCTAAAACGAATATAATGGCAAAGATTAAAATTTTAAAATCAGAATTCAGTGATGCTTCGATTATTGACAGGCATCTAGTGAATATGCATCTTGCGGGTGTTGAAGGTGCTGATAAGATGATTATGTACACTGAGAAAAGATTCTTGTGGACATTTATCGTCAATGGTGTTGTCGATGGAAGATACACCACACCTGGTAATATTAATAAGAAAGGGGAAAAAGTTTCAACAGCTCAAACTATGGTTGGATCAATTCCTTCGAATGAATTGATTAATGGTAATGCCAGGAAATACAATGTCCAGGGAAGAATCCAGCAAGCCAGTGTAATTTTGGCTCAGGTTGGTATTTCCACTATCGGAACAAATAACGCTGGGGGTTACTTTACTTTAACCCATCGAGACAATTATCTTTATGCTGGAATGAATGCCATGTTTTATAATGGCAAGATTGCCCGGGTTATTTCGGAACCAGTAGGCGTGAACGGAAAATTTACTGTCCGTTATCAGTGTGCCCAGCCAGGTGAAACATTTAATTATACAACCTGGTGTGGATCGGCCACAGGAGACAAGTCCTGTTTTGGAGGTTACACTTCTTATGGTGAAAAATCTCTTCGTGGTTATGGAAAGATGCATTACGCTGCTGAGTACATTAATCATTTAACTATTCAAAGAAAATCGTATGCAATTTCCGGAGATGCCAATGCAAGAAAAATTCGCTGGTATTCATTGGGAGGTGAAAAAGGATTTGTATTTGAAATGGAAGCTCAGTCTAGGGCCCAATTCCTTCTCGAAGATGATTTCCAGAAAACATGGGGTGTCACCAACATGCGTGATTCCAATGGAAACTTGCTTGCAAGTTCTGGTCAGTTTGATGAGGAAACTGGAGAAGAGATCATTACCGGTGATGGATTTGTTGAGCAAATCAAAGGAGTTAATGATTTTGAATATTCCGGATTGAATCCAGGTTGGGATGATTTTGTTGATTGGATCAAAAAAGCGAAGAAGAGAAAGAATGATTTGTCTTCAAAACTTTGGTATGTAATGACCGGTTCTGATGGCTTTGCGGCTATTCAGGATGTTGCCTATAACAGATTTGGAGCGAACAATATGCTCAGCCAAGCTGTTACGGCGGGTTCTGATGTGGAAATTGGATATAACTTTGTTGTTTTTCATATTCTTGGAGAAAAACTGATGTTCACTATTAATCCACAAATGGATGATGAAGCTAAGTTTCCTCGGAAGCTTTCTGATGGAACAAGCGCAATGTCCAAATCATTCTTTTTGATTGATGCTGGTCGTGGAGAAGATGGAACTCGTAACATTGAGATTCTTGCCCGTGGTCGTGATGGTGTAAACCGGAACCTTGTTTTTTACCATCATAATGGTATGACTGGCCAAGGTAAACCTGAGGGAACCGAAGACTACATGTCTTTTAACTGGCTGAAACAAAACAACTTGTTTGTTTACGATACAGGTACGTGTGGGATTCTTTACCCATCGCTTACCGCTTAGTATAAAATCAGTGGGGGAGAAAAGATTCTTCCCCACTGTTTCTTATTAATTGTGTGTGAAATTATTACAAAAAAGAAAAACTATGTTTAAGATTACTGAAGAAGTTAGAGAAAAGTGGGCTAAAGAAGCAAAGACGTATGGAAAATTAGGAGCTCAAATTAGAATTGTGGATATTTCAAAGATAGCTGCTGAATTAACAGCTGAGCGAAAAGCTGGAGATATGGATATGACTGTTGAGATAAACATAAAAAGAATAAAACAGCATAAGGAAACGGGGTTTCGATTTAAGTGTGTTCGGGATCCTGAATACGATGTTTATTATGGTATCCCAATAAGTCAGTATTCAGATGGTAATATTAAATGGAAAATGCTCGAGATCAAAGAAAGAAATTCTTTTAATCTTTCGAATTTGGAAGATGCTAAGTCTTTTGTTATTTGTTCAATGCATCCAGCTATAAGTTCAAGTCCTTTCAAAGAGGATCCAATGTTCGATTTGATTGATAATGAAGTCTTGGGGCAAAACCAGATTGAAAAAGCTCAGAAAGTTTCAGACGCTTTAAGTAAGATTCAAGCGATGAGTAGTCTCGAAGCACGTAATTTTGCCCGGTTGATTGGATTATCTTTTGAGGGGAAAAAAACAAGTGCTATTGTTATAAAGGGTAAGATTATGGAAGCTGCTATTCAAAACCCTGTTTTGATTATTTCGGAATTTGAATCAATTGATCGATCTGTAAGAGAGGTTATCATGGGTGCCTTAGAATATGGGATCTTAACTCAAGATCAACGTGGGGCAATCTTTTATGAAAAAGAAAAACTTGGTTATACGATTACCGATATTTCTGCAAAGATGCGAGAAGATCGGGTTTTGTTTTCGAGAATCGCTGAAAAGTATGAGCTAAAAATGAATGAAAAGTTTGGAGAGGAAAAACAGAAAGAAGCTAATAAGATAAACTTAGATTTATAATTATGAATATTTACGAATTAGTAAGTTTCACCAGATTTCATCTTGATCGAACTGGATCGGCAAGATTTGAGGATAAACAGATAAGAAATGCTGTTTTCCTTGCTGAGCAGGATTTACTTGATAAGTATATTCCGCGAAATAATAAAGATGAAATTGAAGTGGACCTTAATAGTTTTTTGCGTTCAGAATTCAGTCCATTGATTTCCGTTCTTGGAGAGGATGATGTAATTATAACAAGTAATACAATTTTAAAATCCTCATTACCAAGTAATTTTGGTTATCCATTGTTAATACAAATCAAGGTAAACGATGTTCAGTATTGGGCCAAATCAATACCTTTTTCGAAGATTCCGGTTTTGTCTTTAGATGTATATTCAATACCAAATATTGGTTCGGTGGATCCGAAAGTTTATTTTTATGAAACACAAACAGCTATTCATTTTCTGTATGGATCCGAATTAGAGATTCAAACGGCGATATTGTATTTTGTAAAAAAACCAGTATTGTTGAACTTTGGTCGGATTGCTACAGTTGCGGATCTTGCTGATCCGGATCAGCCGTTTACTGGAGGTCTTGTATATTCAGTTACATCAAATACTGCTGTAATTCTTGATGGAGTCCTTCCTGGGCTTGGGGTTACTTATTATAAGAACGATACCTTAAGGCCGTTAGACGAATCCATGTATCTTAGTCTTGGAAGTGTCGCGTATGGAATGAATGAAAGTATTTTCCCTGAAACAATGATAGATGAGTTGACTCGTCTAACTGCTTTGAAATTAACCAAGGCAATTGGCGATTCTGAAAAAACTCAAATATTGAATCATGAATCACGAATCAAATAATTTTGTAACTTTGTAATAATTAGTAATTAATCTAAAGAAAAATGAAAAATGTAAAAGTTGTTGTATTGAATGAAACAACTCCAACTGAGACTGTATGGCACAATGATGCTATGCAGGCATGGGGAGTTGTTTTGAGTGGTTCAGCATCAGCGAGTAAAACTACTGCAGCGCCAATTGTGGCTGGTCCGTTTACTTATGGTGATGAAATCTCAAAAGTAACTCAAGCGCCTGTCGCAGAAGTTGCTCAACAAATTTATGTCAAGAGAGGGGAAACCCTTACTGTTGGTCAACGATATTCAATCAATATTGATTGTAATTTCGAAAGGAAGATGGAGAAAGCATGGAAGGAATCATACCATTATGTTGCTGCTCTTTCTCAAACTTATGCTCAGTTGTTGGCATTATTGAATACGAAAATAAATGCCGTTGGAAGCTCAAGAGTTACTTCTCAGATTGTTTACAAGATTACCGGATTCACGCTTGGAACTGATAATAGTGCAGCCGGTACATTAGCTGTTGGCGATTTGCTAACTCAGACAACATCTGGAGTTATTGTTCGTGTAGTTGAAATTGATGCAGATGACGGAGGAACATTAGCTGGTGATGATCTTGAAGGTGATTTATATGTCGTTGCCGATGCGGTAGATGTATCCACCTGGTCAGCTCTTTCGAAAACATTGACTTCAAGTGGAGGTGCTATTGTTACTACTGAGGTAGCATTAGCAACTGGTTATGGATTAGTGATTACTGATAAGGGTTCTTATTGGGCTCATTCTGTTAATGGTCGTGGTGGTGTTTCATCTGTTCTTTTAGCTGGATGGGTTACTGTCGCTCCTGAGGTTCTTGTTACCGGGGTTTATTCTGCTGGTTATGGCGCAATGCTTATATTAGATAATCCGGTTATGACCAGGGATGCGATTGATGTTGTCTCTGGTGACCTGATGGCATATAATGAAACTGCGTTTATACCTACAGTATATTATCTTCAGATCACTTTGACGGTTTTGAAGAAGATGAATTCGGAACCAGGAATGGACAGACGCTCTTACCGGCCAGTAACGTATGAGCTGTACGTTGCTTGTGCATCTGTATCAGATACAACCGATGCTGTTGCTGTTAGCACTGAATTAGCTACTTGTATAGCTTTAGCTGCCAGCGCTACTTACTAAGATAAACGATTCATTCAGAGTCTAAAAGGGGATCGGGATTTTAATTTCCTTATCCCTTTTTTGCTTTAAAAAGAAGAAATCATGACAAACGATTCGATTATTATAAAATTATTGCAAAGAACATTACTTCAGCAAGAATCGAAAACCTGGGATTATCCATTAGTTTGTGATAAAATGGTTGTGACTGCTGAAAATGATTCTGGTGGCCCTACCGAAGTTACTTTCTATTTGAATGATGTGCCAATTTTTAAGCATACTATTGGATATAACGTTGCTGGAAGTGTTGTTAGCAAAGAAGTAGTACTCCTAAATTCTTAATCATGGCAGGCACTAAGATAGTTTTTAATGTTTTAACAGGTGAATTTGATTTAGTAGCAAATAATCAGGTTTCATCAGATTCTATTATAGCTGAAATCACAGATGAATCAAATTGGGGTGATGACATGAGTTTTAGCGGTAGCACAACAAATCTGTCTAGTGGGCAAATATATGTAGACATTGCAAATAAATTAATGTATTATTTTAATGGTACTACATTGGTAAGGTTTGAAATCAATAATATTAGTTGATATGAAAAAAGGAATTGTTTTTCTTGTTTTTTTGTTCTTTATTTTTTCTGCGTGTTTTTCGCAAACATTTAGAGGAACAACTAGTAGTCGGATATCATGGACTACATCAGATACCTTGATTGGTTATCGTATTATAAATCCAGCCACATCTGATACTTGTTATTTGGGAATGGATATTGATGGTAATCTTACTTTTTATGATAAAGTAAAAGGAAAGATAACATTAATTGGATTGGCTCCAGGAGATTTAGGTCCTATTAATAGTGCCGAACAGGTTCAGGATTCTATTAACGTTGCATTAGACAATACTGATCATAAATTGCTTTCATATAATTATGATGATGCGAATAATGAGTTTGAGTTTACGGTAGATACTGCTAATATGGATTTCATGAGAATAGGAGCTGAGTTGGTTTGGGCTAAGATAACAGGTGCTCCAGCATTTTTAGAAAGTCAGACTTATCCAGCTTCAGGAATTGCATTATCTGATGGAAGTGCATGGAGCGGATCTATTTCTAATAATTCAACAAACTGGAATACAGCTTATGGTTGGGGTAATTGGTCAACGACCACTGGAAGTTTACAGGATTCAATTACCAAGCATAAAGGTTGGTACTATACATTGCAAGATTCTGTAGC